TGGAGCGTCGGGGCATTGTTGGTGGACAGCAGTTCCACGGAACTTCAGCGGACTTGTCCATGATTTTGAGGGACGTAGCTGAAGGTAAGCCGGGGTGGATGTCGCTACTGGCTAAAGCAGAAGCAACGGCGATGGAAGCCGATGCGCTGACCCGCCGTGCCCAGTACAACAGTTACATCGAGCAAGGGCTGTCTGAAATGGAGGCCACGCTGATGGCGCTGGAGTCTATGAACTTCAACAAGCGCGGTGCATCGCCCAGCATTCACATTGCCAACGCAATGATCCCGTTCTTTAACGCCCAGATTCAGGGCTTGAACGTGCTTTATAAAGCCATGACGGGCAAGATGCCGTTCAACGATAAGCTGAAGATTCGCAAGAAGCTGTTGGAGCGCGGCGGCATGATGGCTACAGCCGCAGTTGTTTATGCCATGATGATGCAGGATGACGAGGCATACGAAAATGCAACGCCAGATCAAAAGTACGGCAACTGGTTTGTGCCCATCCCCGGCATCGACGAAAAACTGCGTATTCCGGTGCCGTTTGAGGTTGGCTACATCTTTAAGGCTCTGCCCGAGGCGTTGGTTAACAGCATGACCACGGAGCATGGCGGCGAAGAAGCGGTCAAAGCGTTCAAACAGATTGTTCTCCAGACAATCCCCGGTGGCTCCAGCTACGGCATACCACAGGCGCTAAAACCCGCTATCGAGGTTGGGCTTGGCAAGTCGTTCTACACAGGCCGTGACATCTTGTCTGCACGCGAGAAAGAACTTTTACCAGAAGAACAGTTCCGCGCCAACACCACAGAAATTGCTAAGGCTTTTGGCAAATTGACTGGCACATCACCAATCATGGTCGAGCAGCTTGTCAAAGGCTACACCGGAACTATGGGGCTGGCCTTCTTGCAGGCGCTCAGTGTTGGCGTACCGCCGGGGGAGTCCCCAGAAGCTGCGGTCAAGCGGTTGTCCGACTACCCGGTGTTTGGCAGTGCGTTCCAACCAAACGATGCTGGCGGAATCATAAACAGCGTATACGAACGCATGAATGACGCTAAAAAGGTGGCAGACACCTACACAAAAATGCTTGAAGACGGGCGTGTCAATGAGGCAGAGGCATTGCTTCAGCGGCGGGGGGAGGACATTATGCAGAATGAACTTGGTAAAGAGTTCCGTTCTAATATGCAGCAGTTGACCGCCGCCGAGCGTGCTATCCAATCAGCGGACATGCCAGCGGCTGAAAAGCGCAAGCAGTTGGATGAGCTTCGCCGCCTTAAGATAAGCGTTGCAAAGACAATCAGAGAAGTCTCTGACCAGCTTGTATCGGTGTCATTTAGCCTTTAAGCGGAAGAACCACACGCCCATAAGCCCTTGTCTAATACCGACTTTGGCTTTGGCATCGAACACACGATTACGCAGGGCTTCTTTCAGCCCTGCGTCCCTAATTTCCTCTGTGTTCAGGCAGGGCACGAAAAAGCCCTTGCCTTTATCCACCGACAGCCACGGGAACAGGTGCGTGTACGATGACGGCATCGTCTGTCTCGGTTATACGGCGGCTTATCCGCATCGCAGCCACCCGCATATGCGGCCCATCGGTCTTAGCCATCAGGTCTTTGCGCTGTACGTAGCTGACGTTGAACAGCCTCTCTAGCTGACCTTTGAATGTGGCGTAGCTGAAGCTCATGTTGGAACAGTACGATCTGAGCAGACGCTCTTCTATGTAGAAGTCAACGCAGCCCGCAGTGACACCGTGCTCAACCCTGCCCATAACCTCAGTGCGCGTGGTGTTCTTGCTGACAATTGAGCCATCGCTAAACGATGCTGCCAAACCAGCGCTATCGCCGTACTTGACCACAACCAGCTTGCCTTGGTATTCCTGAATATAGGAGTTGAGGACGTCCTCTGCTGTGCGCTTACTTCCAAGGAGGCTCTTGCGTTGATTGTTGAACACATCGCGTAGGCACTCTATGATCTCCTTCATGGGGATGTCTACTAAACCCCCGTGCTGGCTATTAAACAGTACCCCAGCGGCTATGATGGTACCCGCCCCAGCCATCCAGAACCGCTCGTCATTGGGGGCGTTGTACTCTTTGTACATCTGCTGTACTGTACGTTTAACCAGCTCTCGGACGTAATCCACGTTGTCCACCAGATACTGCGCGAGGATTTCCCCGGCAACGGCGTAGTTTTCCTGTAAATTCTTGATAAGCTCGATCTCTTCTGGCTCCCAGTTTAGCTTCTCATCTATCTGCAACTCAATCAGGCGGCGCATTTCACCCTCGGAAGAGTGAAGCCTTGCCCCGGCAAGATAGTCAATCGCTGGGCGGTTGGACGACATGATGGCAAAGCTGGCCCAAGTGGACAGGTTGACACGCTCCTTGTTCGTACCGGACTCCATACGCTCCTTGCCGCGCCCCTCAGACATGCTGAATATGAACGCCGGGAACCACTCAAAGTCTTGGCGGTTTTTGGATGTGATCTCATCTGTGATCAAGGGCAGACTGCGAAGATGTCCTAGCCGTTGTTGCATGGCAACTGGAGATGTGCCAGCTCCTGTGCGGTAGTGTACAGGGTGACCCCAGATTGACGCCGCCGCATCCAACGCCAAAGACTTACCCGTACCGGACTCACTTGATGCGGCGTGTAGCGTCACACCGAACAAACCCGTAAACCGCATCAGAGGAGCGCCTGCCCCCGCCAACATTATTGTTAACTGCTTCCACAGCTTGCGCCTGATCATCATGTTTATGATTTCTCGCCACTTATCCAGATTACCAGTGGGAACGGTGTTGGCGACAATGTTGTCTAGCCCCATTGGCACATACAAAGGCTTTTCATTTTTCTTGTAGATACGGGAAGCAAACACAAACGAATCGTCGTCCGCCCAACCATAAGATTCTGGCACCATAATAGGATTTCTCTCTAAGCTAAGTTTCTCCACGCTTGCGCGTACGTATTCAAAAAAGTTCTTATCGCTACTGGAGCTAAACGCAGCGACAATGTTCTGGCTGGCTAGATGCTTTATGGTGTCGTCCTTACTGGCTATACATTTCTGCGGCATGACTATTTCAAACGTCTGACGGTTGCGCACAGCAACAAAGTGCACTTCGTGGATACCGCCCTTATTCAGAATATCAATAGGGAACAGATCGTAAGGCAGCAGCATGATGTGGCGCTTTGTGACGTTGCCTTGGTCGTCTACTTCATCACGCTCTAAAAACACACCGCCTTGTTTACCGTATGCATAGCCCCTTGGCGGCGCGGGGCGCATGACCTTGAACTCGACAGTATCGGGATTGGGGGCGGCATCGGTTTCTACGACAGATTCTTCAGTTACAGCGGTTACTTCACGCCCCCAGATAAGGGGGTTAGTAATCTTCCCTCTGAATTTGCAGTTGCCGCATACGCCGGGGTTCGCATCGTTCATAGCCTCGCATGAGTACGGCCCCTTGATCTCATGTAGTTTCTGGTACATCCGGTCATGGGCGTACGGGTGCATGTCGCTTAACCAGAGGCCAGCTTTCTCCCCATCAATGCAGCACTTTGTCCAGCTAAGCAAGCCACGCCACAGCGGTTCCATGCCGTCATCAGACGCATTGTTTATGTAGTACGCAAGCTGACCGCAGCCGTTGTTGCTTTTTGTTCTGAGCAAAATTGTTTTGAAGCGCGTGACACTGTTGCCAGCCAACGCTTGAGCCGTGGGAGAAAGAGAGTGGACACTAGTCGGACGCTGCCCTGCCAGCACAAGAGAAGACGACATGGGTAGTTTGGCTTCACCACTAAACCCCTTGGCAGTGAGTAGCGCATCTATGTCCTCAACCTTGAACCGATCTCCATCCGCAATGAAGCGGACAGTTGTCTTCTCGCGTACGGCTTTGCCGCTCTTGACCCCGGTATTGGTCGAGTCAAACACACGCAAGACACGGGAGGCATCCCCTGTCACAGCGTTGTCTATACGCAGACCTTTCTCGTTACACAGCTCCTTGAAGCGCCGTGCCAGCGGGTACCACTCGTCTTTCTCAAGAACCCTGTCCAGAGGCCAGTATGCGTGTATGCCGCCGCCTGAATGTACGAGCCAAGGATCGCCCAGACCTGATAGCCCTGTGTCATCACAGAACTGTTTAAGCGCGTGCGCCGCTGCCTTTGCACTTGCATATGACTTGGGCTTGATGTTACCGTCTGCATCGGGGATGTCCTTGGGGTGGTTGCAGTCCAGATCAACCGCCAGCACTTGACTGGCACACATGTTGTCCTTGGTGCGGTTATCCCCTGTGCTGAACGTGCCCAGTGCGAAATAGGTGTCGTACCCGCGCTTAGACCAGTCGGCTATCTTCGGTGCGATTTCATCGAGTGTCTCCCCGTATACGTGCTGTTTTTTCTTCGTAGTAAGTTCTGCCGCGCAGTAGTAGCCATTACCCGGCGACGGCAAAACTTCCGCTAAAAATTGAAGCGGTGTCATAGCACTCCCCGGATTAGTTGTGTACTTGTGCGATCAGTTCTTTAACATGTGCTTCAAGCTCATCGTTTTTATCAATGAGCCTAGCTATGCGGTTACACAACTCCAATACTAGGGGATCGGTGTGCTCGATATATGCAATCCGGATGAGTTCTTCGTCCGTCAAGCTGGTAGGTTGTACTGGTGACATATTTTTCTCCATGCCTCGTCTGCGGTACGCGAGGATTTCATTATTAAAAGAAGTAGCTCCACTCGGTTCTGGTACGCACCAAAAACATCCTTGCCAACAAACCAGTTGTACACAGTCTGCCTTGTTACGCCGAGCGCCTTAGCTATTTTGGTTACAGGGAAGTCGAGATGGATCGCCCAGCGCCCCAACTGATTGCCGGGGGTTTTAGGCGATGCCATCACGGCATCAATTGTTTTTTGAGAGTAGGACATAGTTTATTGGGCGGGGGGACTGGCGTGCATTGGCGTGCATTTAAGACCAGAGGAAACGCTATCGTGTGTATGTGTGTTCCAATTAACGAGCCAAATCTTTCAAAAAGCCCGACACACGCATAGCGACCGCTCCTGCCATCCCCCCGAAACTCCTTATGGGTTTTCTTCGTTGACTACGCCGTTGTCTAGGCGGGGCCACAAAAACTCAGTCGCCTCTTTAGCGCCGAGATTTACCAAGTCAGCGGCTGAATAAGTTTGCCGCGTGTGGCGCGGGTATCCCGGCCCCAAGAACACATGGTAGTTGCGGCGGTGCGGCACGTAAGTGATGCCGTTGAGTACGAACACTTTTTGAGGATAGCGTTCTAGTGTGCTTTCTTGCATTACTTTCTCCTTGTGATGGGGCGGCATCCGCCGCCCCGGTTTAGTTACTCGTCGTCCCAGTCTGCCACGATGTCTGCCAGTTTGGATTTCTTGGCAGGTACAGCCGTAGGCTTATCGGCGCTCTTGCGTACTTCAGGCTCGTCGTCCTCAGAGGCAACGGGCTTGGTCTTGGGAGCCTTGGCAACTTTAGGTGGTGCCTCGTCCTCATCGGCTTCAGTATCGACCTTCGGCGCGGCTTGCGTAGGCTTACCGGGGATTACCATCGGTTCAGCTTTAGCTCTGACACCATCCATCTGCGCCACGGTCATGGTAACAGCGCGTTTGGCATCGTCGGTATTGCCTTGTTGCGTGGCAATTGCATACTCTTCGTCAGTCAACCAGCGCATAGGCTTGAAGAACAGCTTGGGAGACTCAGCCTTGGTATCGAAACGCATCTGCGTTACAACCTGCTCCGGGTTGACTGGTGGGGTCTGTGCCGCCAAGAACCTAGCGTACGCCTGTAATGGGCGTTTGTCGCCATCTTCCTTGCCGAATATGCTCGTTGCTGGCAACGTCAGTTGCAGCACATCACCTTCAGGATTGTTTGTCAGCACCACAGCCAACCGCTGTTGGAAGCGACAAGCGCGGCTGTTACCGTTGCCTGATCCCGCCGCGTTCTGTGGGCAGCTAGCGCAGGCATTGCTCTGCGGTTCCTTGATGCTAGCGTCTGGTTTCTCACCGTCATTGCTCCAGCAGTCAGGGCCGCTGATGCGCTCAGGATCATACGCACCTTCGTAATAGATACGGCTGACTTTGGGCGCAGCTTTAACAATGATCACATCAAGATGACGCTCGTCAATCGCGGCGATTTCTTTACCACCAGCTACAAGACGAAACACGCCGCCCTTGATAGAGATGCGCTTGACGGATTGACCAATACCGCCACCCGTCAGGGCTTTGGCTGTGTCAGACAACTCGTTGTTACGAGCAAATGCAGGGACATTAGAAGACGAAAAAAGCGTTATGTTACTCATGGTGCGTTACTTTCTTACAGGTGTTACACGAAGTTCAAAGTCTGAAAATGAATTCAGACCGGGGGGCACTATGCCCGGATTTTCCTCAAGGAATGTGGCAATGTTTCCTTGACTGATACGTTGCTCCAACAACTCAGGTACTTGGTGCTCAAGAATAAATTTCCTGAACGAGTCCCAGTCATCGGTGCTGTATCGCGTCTTGTACGTCATCGACACACGCCCTAGGGAAGTGTTGATCGAAGTCAGCCCTAAAGACTTCATCCGATCCTTGATTGCTAACCGCACTTCTGTGCGTTGCTCTTCCAGCTTAGCAACCTCGGCATCAAGCTCGCTTATGCGCGTCTTGATTCTACCGTGAATAGCTATCAGTCGGTCAAGCGGTACTTCTTCATCTGACATTGGCTTTCTCCTTATTTAGTTGTCAAGAGTTAGACATTCTACACAAAAACAGACTCAACGCAATACCTCCTTTCAAGAATTTATTTCAGCCTCAAACATGGCTGTCAGCAGGTCATTGTCAGTGACCTTGGCTTCCAGCGCTCTAAACATCTTGCGCTCCACCGGAGAACTCTGTATATGGACAACCGTCACCTTATCGCTGTTCTGCCCCTTACGGTCAGCGCGGGCGATTGCCTGTACATATTGCTCTACAGACATTAGTGGGCCATAGAAGACAACGGTATCGGCGGCAGTTAGGGTAATCCCGTGTGCCGTGGCTTGCGGTTGCATCACGAGTAGACGGGGATTCGGTTGTGTTTGGAATCGTTGAATGATGTCGCTACGTTTGCCAGCGCTTACTCCGCCGTGGATAACCTCGGAAGTAAACCCCCGCTTGATCAAGTGGGCATGGATAGCGTCAATGCTGGAGCGGAACATGGCAAAGATAATGACCTTGCGCTCAGTCTCTTCCAGAATCTCTTCCAACACCCCCAAACGGGGGGCAGCATCGAATTCGACAACCTCCTTGTCGTCGGTGTAGGCAGCGCCACAACTGATCTGCAACAGCTTACTCAACCCAGCAGCGGCATTGACAGCGGTAATGGTTTCCCCAGCCGCGTTGATCAGCATCCGTTCTTTGAGCAGGTTGTAGTACTTGTTCTGCTGTGGGGTCAGCGGCACTTCGCGTGTCAGCGTCATTACCGGGGGCAAGTCCAAACACTGTTCTTTGGTATACCGGATTGCTGGTTGCAGCGCGTTGAACACCTGCCCCTTGGCATCTGCCTTCGGTGCCCACTTAAACATGGTCATCTTATACATGACCTGCTCACGCCACGACGTGAAGAATTTGGGCACACCCGCAGGGTTGACCAGCTTTGCAAGCCCATACGCATCTGCTGGCGACTGTGATGCTGGTGTCCCGGTCATCATCCACAGGTACGTCTCTGGCTTGATAATCGACTTGAGCGTCTTCCACCGTTTAGTTGTTACTGTCTTGTATGCGTTTGCCTCGTCCACGATAACAAGGTCAAAGCGCCCATCATTGTTTATCTCGTCGGCAATCAGGTTGAGTCCTTCATAGTTGCAAATGACAAACTCGTAGTCCGACTGAATCATCTCGATGCGTTTGGCGGCTTGTGTGTGGTGCGCTACGATGGCTGAACGATGAATGATTGAGTTGTTGAGATCGCTCATCCATGCAGATTGCATAATCGACAATGGACACAGTACAAGCACACGCCGAATAAGCCCTTGGCTCATCAGATAGTCAGCCGCCCATAGCGCTGACAGGGTTTTGCCAGTACCGGGGTCGTTGAAGACAAAGGCTTTCTTGTTCATCGTCAGGAACGATGCGGTGTCCGTCTGGTGCTCCATAGGCTTGTACCGTCCGGGCCAGTTGTACCGATGTTGTATCGGTGACGGCGCATCCTTTACGCCTAGATTGCGCAACACGCGCATCTCATCCAGCCCGAAGTACACGGCGATCTTGTATGTGTCGCCTTCTTTATCCAGCACTTTGTGCTTGGGGATTACGCTGTACTTGTGCGGGTTTCGTGTGCGTAGCACTACGGCTTTGTTGTCAATGATTTCCAATTGCTTTCTCCTGTTATTAGAATTTCTCTATGAAGAACTTGCGTACGGTTTCTTCAAACTCAGCTAGGTCAAACACCCCGCCTTCGCCATCTTCAGCAATGATTGTGATCTTGTCACCAGCACGCGCCAAAGAAAACCTGCGCAAGAACAAAACATTTTGCGGTGGTGTGTAGTCCCTGTCAACGGTGTTCCAGTTGCTTAGCGGCTTTGTCAGCCAGTCTTCAAGGCTCATTTGTTGTCTCCTCTGTTAGCTGAACGAGCGCGCAAGCGTGTGTTACCCGGCGTTGACTTGCCGCCTTTGCGCATCGGCACAACGTGGTCGATGTCCTTACCCGCACGGTCAATACCCTGCTTGTCATATGAACGCCGTGCGCGTTGGCGCTCGATCTGATCTTTGTCTTCACCACGCTTCTTCTGAAGCTGGTACTCATGTTTCCAATTTCTAGTAGCCATTTTTAGTTCCTCTTCGTGTTGTACTCACAGGTTTTAACAGGACACCAGCCGCATAGCGGTGTCGATCTTGGGTTCCATACCCCGGTTGCGTGGGCTTGTTCAATCCTAGCAACACGCTCACGATAGTCCCACCAATAGTCTTCGGCCTCGCCCACCATGTAGCTGGCTTTGGCTATGTCATTCTTGACCACGAACAACAGCGCACCTGACACCCGCCTGATATGTGGGAAGTGTGCGAACACCATTAGCGCCATCAGCTTTAGTTGATCCCGATCCGGGTACCTGTTATTGCCAGACTTGTAGTCAACTACACGAGCGGTCAGATTCTCGTCGTCGATAATCAACAGGTCAGCAATACCGCGCACCCATACGTCTGCGTCACTGAACCCGCACGGCTTGAGGTCTTTGGTAACGCCCATCTCATGCTCACACAGCTTGCGTCCGGGCTTTGCCTTGAGCGCATCGAGCGTGTCCTTGACGAAGTCAAACTGTTTGGGCAGCGGCTTGTCATCCCGGATGTATAACTCGGCAGCTTCATGCAACTCCTTGCCGTAGATCGTAGCGTCGGTGTCTTTGAATGGGTAGTTCTTCAGCACCTTGACTTCGTGATACCGGCGGGGGCATCCCTCGTAATCCTTGAGGGAACTGTGCGACCATTTAATAGCGGACATCAAAACCTCGCTGTGCGTATTGCTGATGCCAAGCGGCGACTGAACTCTTCCACAAACGATTCTCTATCGTTCAAGTCATGCTCACCCATACTGTGCAGAATGGCGTGGGTCAACTCGTGCCAGAAGGTTTCCTCCAGTGCCGACAGTCTGAACGGCACACCGTGGTGCGTTCGTGTAGCCAGCTCGATCTTCTGTTTGTCGTAGTAGACACGCCCCATTTCGCTTTTGTTTTTCATGGACTCGACCACGTCCACGCTGTACCATCGGGCGCCAACCCGTATCTTTCTAGGCAGTCTCAGTGTTTTCATTTACTTTCTCCTTCTATGTCAAATGGTTCCCCGTGCATACGCTTTATATTGAACAGCGTCTTGTGTTGCGGGTGCTTTTTTCGCCAAAGCCGTGCGTAGAACGCGATAAAGTCGTTGCTTATTTTGAAGTCCCGACCCGTCGTTACCACAAACACTTCCCAGCGAATTCGGTTGATGATAAGCCAGTGGCTGATCTTGCGGTGTCCGTGGGAAAGCGCCTCAAAGCTAAAGCGTTCAAAGTACGACCATATGGCAGGGTTGTCGGTGTGCCACTTATCAAACGCCCTTTGCCGCACATGAAATTGTTTTGCCATTTACTTTCTCCTTTCAGTTTTTAGCCAAACCATAACGAAGGTGAGCACCCACTTCAGAGTTAAGGGGCACACCTTTTAAATAACGCGGTTCAATAACCATCTGTTCCCATATCCACTTCTTTGCATCTTCAACTTCGTCGTCAGGGACGACTGCAATCAACTCATCGTGGACGGTTCCCGCCACAAAATAACGCTTAGCAACTCTCAACATGCCATCAGTCATCACGATCCGGGCAGTACCTTGGACTATGTTGTTGGTGATCTTTCCGGCGTATAGCTTGACTGGCGTCTCGCCTTCGTTGCCGTAAACCCACCCTTCCTTAGTCTTGCGCAGATTGGGATAGCGGATCGACATACCGTTGGGTAGGACGATCTCTTCTTTCCTGAAGGTAATGCATTTATACACCAACTCCTCGCCGCCAGCAAGTGATTTTTCAAGCGCCCTGCCGCACATATCCCAGAAGCTGACAACGGGGTGTGACGTAGCCCTGTAAATGTCAATAATTTTCTTGGCTGCGCAGCAATGTATTAGCAACTCCTGCTCCGTACAGGTATGGGGGATGGCTTTCATCCGGGCTAGGTTGTCTTCCCAGTCCATAAACCGCTCAAGGTAGTCCTGCGTTACGCCTAGTTTCTTAGCCTCTGCCTTTGTGTAACGCAGGGGCGGCGCACCCAGAAACCCAACCAGCAACTGCCCAGCAAACGATGCCCAGCCCAACCCATATCCGGCACCGAGAAGGGCGGATTTTGCTGACTGCCTCTCTATGGGGTGGCTATCCTTGGTCATGCCGGGGATGTGGAACATCTGTGCGCCAAACGCTGCGTATGCGTCTGCCCCTGACCTGAAGATGTCCATCAAGTCTGCGTAGTCAGCGAACCATGCCAGCACACGCGGCTCGATCTGAGACAGGTCGCCCACCACTAACTGATGCCCCTCCGGGGCCATGATCGCCTTGCGTAAGAACGACCCGCGCTTGAGGTTCTGCATGTTGATAGCCGACCCCTTAGCCGCTGTCCAACGCCCTGACTTGGCACCGTAATAACTGAGCGGCACAGGTAGCGGCCCTCGCTGGGATATATCAAGGAACCTCTGCGCCCTTGTGCGTTCTGTTGTTGACTTGACCTTGAGCCTTGCCTCACACAGCAGGGACACCTCCTCGTTGTCACCGTTCATCAGCGCCTGAAACAGCGCGTCATTCTTAGCCAGCGCAAGCGATGGCTTCCCCGTGGTTTTGCTTATCTTTATCGGCGGCTCCACGCCCATGCTCTTGAGTAGCTCGGCGAACTTCGGGTTCGATGCCAACTCCGCTTCCTCTATCCCTAGCTTGTTCAGCAGCGCCTCGCGCTTTCTGCCCTCTTCGGTCAACGCCGCAATCAGCATCGGCTTGTCTAGCCTGAGGCAAGCCTGCGTGTACATCTTCAGCGTCATGTCGATCAGTCTTAGCTCTGAGCTGGGGTATCCTCTGGCCAATCTAGTGAATACGTTTTCACATAGGAAGACATCGTGTCGGCAGTAATCTGCAAGCTCGGCCTCGATCTGCGCATCCAACTCATAGAGTCCATCTGTTGAATGTACGGCTTGCCCTTTTGCGGGAAGACCAAAAGCATCTGCGAGTTTAGCGAGGGAATTGCCGACCTCCACGCCACGTAAAGCTCTAGCCATTGACAGCGAGTCGAAGATAAAGGCGGGCTTAACGCCGTACCGCCAGCAGAGGATGGAGACGTCAAACTGGGCGTTGTGCGCGAGGACTGCGGTTTTGCTCCAGTCGATTTTTGAGATGTAGTCTTTGAGGCTGTCATGTCCGACCCACTCAATAGGGTCTTTGCTGCCGTATATGTGGAAGCATGCGCCGAAAGCCTTGAAGCGTTTGTCACGGATGTACTCCTCAGTGGTTAGTTTGGATAGCGTGTAGTCCTTCTTATCCCAACGTGTCTCAAAATCAACAGTAATTATCTGGTCGTATGGTTTTGTCATGCTTTCTCCTTATAGGTTTAATTAAACATTTGTTTCGGCGGTGCCCCCTCTGTGTTTAGGTAACCGAAAAAATCATATGCCTCATTCATAATGTTTGCCGCACTCATGCCGCTACAGTTCATCGTGATGACGTTGTCCAGCTTGTCCTTAGTACCGAATAACACAACGGCACAATCATCCCCGGCAGTATCGTAGCAAAGCACAAACTCGTACAAGACCGTGCGCAAGTGATCGCGCTCGTCCTCAGACATAGCCGCCACACGGCGTTCAATTTCTTTCTCAAGCTCGCTTCTAAGTTCATGTTTTAGCATGCTAGTACCTCCATTAGTTCGTGGTAGTTTGTTTCGTTGATGACAAGGGCGATGCCGCCCTTGTTGCGTATGTTTTCCATATGGCTTTCTTGTAACGCCGTTGGCTTATTGTTACCTGCTTTAGCCTCGACCGCAATGAACCGCCCCCTGTGGCAGATTAAAAAGTCGGGTACTCCCGCGTTGCCGTACCCTGACCCTATTGGCATAGCGTAGTAAGCGCCTGCTTCGGCAAGCAACTTCTTGATGTGCTTCTTAACTTTTACTTCGGGTGTCACAACAACGCCTCCTCTCCGTCAAAGTGATGCTGCTTCCTCTGCCGCTTATTAAGCTGCTTCAGGGCCTCGCCAGTTGCTCGCTGAAAGGGATTCCACTTGTCCCAGTTTATGGGCGCGGCTTTCTTTTTGTGCGACGGCTTTTTCGTGGGTTGTGAATCGGTGATTGTTTGCACACTCCCTCCTTCTATATACGGCGTTGTCTTTCATGTATCGGGTTTCAAGTACATCAGTCCAAGCCCCGCACTCAGGGCATCTCAGTTGTGCGCTCATCAAAACCCTCGGCTTGGTAGTGAATACGCATCCATTGAACCGGGACGCTTCTCGGTGATCAGATCACCATCCCCCGTTTTATAAACACCCTTGCGCCAGTCGTTAATCAACTCAGTCTTTGCCACACCGGGAGCATCAAACACCTGCCGCCCCTTCGTAGAGATATGGTAATTGTCACCATCTTCATAGATGTAGCCATTGTGAACCATCTTGGTCAGCGTTAACTTA